ACAAGTTGCTGTAGAGCAACCTAAAACAACTATAACTAACTCAGACATATTTGATTTAGATAAAATTAAATTTATTGAGTCTGGAGGTAATGGTTATAATGAGGATGGTTCTTATATTAAGAATAGTGTAGGGGCTGTAGGTCCTTACCAGATTATTCCTAGTATGGCTAAAGATCCAGGATATGGTATTAAAGGTATTGATGTAATGAATACTACTGAAGAAGAACATAGAGCTTATGCTAATGACTATCTATCTAAATCATTAGATTATTTTAAGAAATCATTTCCTAATAAAACAAATCATATTGATATGTCTATTGCTAGTTATAATTATGGAATTAGTGCTGTAGAAAAATTAGTTAAAAAGCATGGTAATCTTAGATGGAAAGAACATTTACCTAAAGAAACTGCAGGCTACTTAAAGAAATATTATAATGATTGAATGGAAGGAACTGACGTTCCCCCCTATCAACCTTTGGACAGTTAAGAGTAAGCAAACTGATTTTTAGGAGGTACTTTAACTACCTTCACTGGAATCTCTAGTTTCTGAGCATACTTAATAGCATACTCTGTACCCTTACTATGTGTATTCCATATTGCTAGTAAAGCATCTGCATTGTTTATAATCTGTTTTGTACGAACAAAGAAATACTTACTATCAAAGTTAGATGTGGGATCTAACAAATGATATGGAAGGAACCTGATTATATCTATATCATGAGACTGTGCATAGTGAGCTACTGTAGGATCAATACCTTTAGCATCTCCAATCAATACACAACTCGGATTTAATTCCTTAACTACTTTATCTACTGAAGTCAGTATTAAAGCATCATCTGTAATACTTCTACTACCTAGAATAGCTAACTTCATTATGGATACCACGCAAATTGAAAACGAACTATAAACAAATCTATTAACAAATAGCTAACAGCTTCATCATTAGCTACACCATCAGTAAACTCAAACCCAAGGTGTACTCCTAGTATTGGATAAATAGTTAATCTCATATTTCACAACTCCCACCTGTACAGGCTAATGTTTGACTGCCTTCAGTAAAGTCGTCTTCTTCTAAGAAAGATGTCCAATCAATTTCTTGTGGAGTAATCTTCTTTAAAGCTTCATACTCTTCCTTGCTGCAATCGGTATAAGGTGCTTGTACATAAGTATGATCACTATGAGGTAAGAAAGATATACCACTGATCTCATCAAAGTATTTCCATACCCAAGTACCTACTTCCATCCACTCATCATCTTTAACAGAGATAGTAACAGAAGGTTTATGTTCACACCAGTGACGTTGGTATATTAACCAGTTCTCTAACTGCTCAATAGCTGTCATGTCATTCCTAGTAATAGCTCCTTTAGGTGCTTTCATAGGGAAGCTAAACACTGACGTACTATCTGGTCTAAACTGTTCTGGCTCTACTTGTACCCCTTTATCAGTTAAGAACTGAGTAATAGGATCTTTGTTATCCATACGGATGGTTCTTATGTAGTAGTCGTTATGACGAGCATGTATGCCGCTAGCACTATTAACAAGCTGAGACACAGTCCCAGAAGGTTTAACACACGTAATACTTTTTGATCGTGGGATGTCAAGCTTGTCTGCGTATTTGTGATTGGTTTTTCTAGCATGATCTTTTAACCTCTCTAGTAGTTTAGGATCAGGGTTTGCTGTTATCTTAGCATCCATGATACCTGTTAATGAAACACCCAGTAGTCTTTCTTCGGACGTATTCTTAAGCCATTCTGCTGATAAGAACTGGAAGTTAGTTAAATTACTCTGTAATGTACCTAGTATAGTAGCTAGTCTTACTTTGTTAGCTAAAGTTTCTTCTGTATCACCATTACGTACTACTACCTCTGTGAGGTTACAAAACTGTTTATCACGGAGAATGATCTCTGAACAAGGGTTAGTACCATAGTTTAGATTAAGATCTCTACCATGCTTGGCTGCTTGTACTTGTGCAGCAACTCTATTAAAGATACCACGTTCTCCTGACTTAGACTTAACAAGAGATACCCATTCTTCCATGAATGTTTCCATATCAGGCTTCTCTGTGTAAGCTACTGAGTTATTAGCTAACCCTCGGTATGCGTAGTCATTGTACCATGCACCCATTTTAGCCTCTCTCATGCGTTTATCTGTAAGATTTGATAGGGAGATAAGGGCTGATCTTCTAACACCACCAACAACTACTATCTCTCCAACCATACAGACTATATCATGGACCTCTATTGAGTTTAACTTACGTCCTTTAGCATGTTTAAATGTATCTACAACAAAGTCAAACAATCTTTTGAGAGGCTCAGGACCACTAGCTCTACCACCAAATGTCTTGAGACGTGCACCAGCAGGACGTACTTGTGAGTAGTCTACTCTAGGTATATCTCCTTCCCATAAGGATGACAGTAACTTCTTAAAGGCTTTCGCCCATCCTAACTTACTATCACCAACTACGATGACATCATCAACAACTGATAGTTCAGCTGGGATCTCTGGTAGCTTGGCAATTTCTTGTCGTTCACAGCTGAATCCTACACCAGTACCATTCATCAATATGTACAAAGCTTCACTAAAAGCACGCTTGTTATTGATGGCTAGGTATGAACAGTTATATGCTGCAATGTTATCTCTATCACATGCTTCACCAGCAGACATCATAAGTCTCATTGATGGCATGATCTCAAGGTTATACACAGCCTCTCTGATTTCTTTAAATTCTTTATCTAGTCCTGCATTTTTAGATTGTAAGTAGTTTACCATTCTATCTACTGTTTCTGCCCAGGTTTCTCGTCTTTTGAGTTCTGGTATATATCTTGCATAGCGTGAGCTCGCAATTACCGATTGGTATACATCCATGTTGCTTATCTCCTAATCTATATCTTGGTTAAATAAATCTAATGTAGAATCTTCCTCTAAATCAATAGCTAATGATTCTAAATCTTCCTCTATCTTATCTTGAAACTTGTTAACAAGTTCATCTGATGTGATGTCAAGCACTTCCAGTAATGTAGTCTCGTCTAGTTTAGATAATTCTTCACAAACTTCTTTAAATGTAAGCATGTTATTATGACCGACCTTTTATTTTGTTATCAATAGTTTTTCCACATGATTGACAAAGTACGTTGTTTTTATTATCCTGTTTAAAATCACAGTGATTACAGGTTAGTGATCCAAAGATTGCATCATAGTTATCTTTGTACTTCTTTGAGGGCACTTTGCTACGCATGATTGCCCCAGTGATTTCATAATCATTAATACTATTACTCATGTATTTCCTTTCTTGTTGTCTCCCAGTCTGCAGGTAGATGAACATACTCTTCATTAAGACAACGATAACCATCACTAGTTTCTAGGGGATCAAAGTGTACTATGTAATACATATGGGCTTTATTACATGATGTAAAATTACCAACGTATTGTTCATACGATGCACCAAATGGATCTAATAAACTTACTAGTAATACATATTCTGCTATCATTTCTTTTTCTCCTGTGGACAGTAACCAACCATGTTGAAATCACCTTCTAATGTTTCTATAGAACACCACCATTTTTTGGCATCCCATATCTTAGCAGGTTCAGCACACTTGTTACAAACTCTTTTCTCTTTAATTTTTACCATTTCTTTTTATATCCTTTAACAATTCTAAGTAATGAATTGCTTTATCAAGATCTTGTATACCATTCTTATCTCTCCAACGGAGAACATACTTGATTACATTACCCTCAATAAAAGGGATATTGTTCTTTGTTATAAATTCTATAGGTTGAATCACATATTGTTTATAATGATTACCACCTACTTGTTTTTCTTTACTCTTATTCATATAATATTATAGCATATATTTACACAAAAGTCAAGCTATTTAGCATACTTTCTTTTTAGGTAGTGCAATGGTATAGCACATTCATCAAATGAACCATTGTCTACATTGTGTAACATATACAATCCTCTCCAATGTTGATTAGTCTGATGTGATAGATAGTTCTCATCATGCAAGTAACAACTACCACTAATGATTGCAGTCATCTGTTTACCTGTCGCATTCTGCCCATAGGCAATTGAATGTCCCTGTTGATGTCCTGCAACGCAACTCATATGTTTCTTAGTAAGCAAAGCATTAGCTGATGTTACTGGTCTACCCATAACTCCACTAGCAAAGTAGTGCGAGTAGGCAACACCATCTATCTCTTTAACTTCAAGGAATGGTATTACTTCCCATCCTGCTTCTTTGTACTGTAGATCATCAAAGGATATAAGACCATCTAACTTTCTATCATACTCAATTGCAGTGTTGATACGCTGCTCATGGTTACCCATAGTCAGTACCATTTTAGGCTTGTATAATTTCTTCTTAGCCTTAGCTAGTCTGTTGTTCAAAGCATTCATAGGGGCGAGTAGTGTTTCCATACCTTTATGTACAGCACGTATATCAGCCTTGTATGTTCTACCTTCAAATGATTTTTTACCTACATCATAGCTTGATAAGCTAGGCATATCAGCAAAGTCACCAATCATTACTATAACTTCTGGTTGTTTGTCAACAATATATCTACCTATCCAAGACAAGTAAGCCAGACTAATGCCTGGCTTTACTTGGGTGTCACCAATTACTAAATGTTTCTTCATTACGTATGCTCCTTAACTATTTGCTTATAAGCTTTGATCCAATCTTTTCTAAAGTCTAACCATAGAAAACCTTCTTTCTCAGCCCACTTACTATACGATGTTTTACTTCGTTTAGTTATCTTATTATCAGGATTCATAAATAAAAATATAATTATGACACCTGGATTACATTCTTTAAACCATACCATCTTTTGACGTGTAGCTAAGTCAAGTTTACCCTTAGCTTCTATGTATACATTGTGTGCCATTTTAAAATCAGGATTATATTTCCTCATCTTTACTGGCTGTGTGTATTCAATCACATCTGGTTCATACTTGACACTTGGAAAATGTTTCTTAAGTTCTGCCCAAGCCTTTATTTCTAACTTACTTTTAAATGTAGGCATTAAATCTATCTCTCCAAACATCATCTTCATGTTGCTGAATCCATAGACAACTTGCATTCATGATAAACTCTTCATCATTGCCATAGGCAGCACGTACAGTATTAAACATCTCTTGCTCTGTAGTGCAGGCAGCTAACATTTTCTTTGCTGTTTTATCACCAACCTTTTCAATACCTTTGATATTATCTGCAGTATCTCCTTTAAGACATTGCTCAAAGAACAGTCGTAGTCCTCCGAGCTCAGTCTGGTCAGTCCATTTGTCAGGCTTAACCCAACCCTTACCTTTAATTTCCCATGAGAAATGTTTACCAGGTATCATGAGCATATCTTTATCTAAGGATACAATCACAGTATTATCTGTTTGATTGATACCCATAGCATCATCAGCTTCTATTCCTTCAGGTGCTAATTCAGCTCCCATCTCTTCTAGTGCATAGTCTCTCAATGCTTCTAAATGGATTGGTTTAGGGGCAGTTCTGTTAGCTTTATATTCAGGATAGATTGTCTTACGAAAGTTAGACTTACCTGACAAGAATGCACGATACTCTGTACATCCTGTCTTAGTAAGTAGTTCATCTAACAACGCATCTGCTCTATACTTAGCAATACCAAAGTCATCTTGTTCTGCACTTGCAGCACATCTAAAGACAACTAAGTCATGGTCAATTAATGCAATCATGTTTTTCCTAGAATGGTATGTCTTCAATTACAGAAAAGTCTTCAGCTGCTGTAGTGGCAGCTTGCCCTAACACATAAGCTTCATACTGTTTAGCTAGAGCAATGACTTCACTTGGACTACCTTGTGTAGTATTGCTACCTGCTAAAGCTAGTGTTGCTACTGCATTAGAGATAGATGATTGACGGACTATCATTACTTGCCTTGCAGCACGTTCATCCTTAGTCTCGTAGTTACTACCTGTTACACGAGTTGTAGGAGCACTTGCCTTAGCTTGAGGAGCTGCTGCAGTATCACCACCACGATTGTCTGTAGTAGTTTCTGCATCACCAACTGCTGTCCATTGCCAATAACCATTAGCATCTTTCTCAGTGCTAACATGTACGACATCACCTTTTTGCCATTCTTGAGCAGCTTTAAACACGGCAGGGTTAGCGAATGACATCAGCTTTTTAGACTGTGCTTGCCCTTGATCGTTCTTGTACATGATTTCTAATGATTGGTATTGTCTACCATTCTTAGCAGCATGTGTATTTAAGCTTGATACATCTACAACATTAACTTGCATATAAATCTCCTATTAAATTAAACATCTTCTACGTTACCCCAGCTATTACCTACTTGTATATCAACCCTAACTGGGAGGTTGAAATCTTTACCAAACAAATGTTTAAAGTTTGCTGGTACATTCTCAAATGATTCTTTAACAATTGGAACTATACTATTAGTATAACATATCTTTTCATCAAAGTCAAGCATGATAGAATCATGTACAGTATTGATTAACTTAACCCCTTCTATCTTTACTATCTTGTTATATAAACTAACACGAGCTATAGACATTAAGTCAGCACCGAGTCCTTGCACTGGATAGTTAAGGATTCGTGTGCGAGGATACTTAAGGTTACCTTGACTGTTAACTTCAGGTTGATACTTATATGTTCTGCCTGTTGGCATCACTAACTCATTAGTTTGTTTAACATCAAACATTATCTTATCATGCCATGCCTTAAGTCCTGTGTACTTAGCATAGAACTGATCAATAACTCTTTGCCAAAATGTTTCATTACCTATGTCTTTAAAGTTAGGATCATTGGCATAACTAAAAGCACTACCACCATAGATTAATCTAAAGACAAAA